CTGATGGCATTTTTTGGGTAAAAAACTAACTTTTTTTTTGGATTTTTAAATTTTTTTTTTAGGTCTTTTTTACACCTATTAAACCCTATAAACATTGGTGTTTTTGTTTATCAATTTTGACTTTTTAAATATAATTAATAATCAGTGATTGCATTACTTTTATATATGGTATACTTATTACATACCAAGAGAGACAGCTTGGGAAACTGGAAAGCTAACCAGACAGAAAATAAGCCAAATTGAAGAGACTTGATAAAAGACTTAGACATTATGCTCGAGCCAATGGTAGTAGCGAATCAGAGGGGTAGATTACAGAAGTCTAAATGAGAACCGAGTCTCGAAGAAAGGATACGAAAGATTTTTGCAAACTGCTCATCTTATGGTGGGCAGATTGGAACAATCGTTCCAACTAAAAACAAAAGGAGAAAACAATGAGAGTTAAGCACAACGAAGGATACAACAGTGGAATCACAGTTACACACAATGGTGGAAAAATTACTTTGGATAACACTGATGAAATAGTCAAGCTACTTGAGAAGATTGAAGTTGCTTGTTGGGGTTCTTCAAGCTATACCGACATGAAGTAATTATCTAACTGCTCTCTACTGGAGAGCAGATAGATACTTATGTATCAAACTAAATACTAAAGGAGAAATAATGACAGAAGATAAATGGTTCGTTCCAGTAGAAAAGAATGGACAATTAGAAACAATGGTAGTTGATGAGATTGATTATCTCAGAAATTATTATGAGATAGCTAATGATTTATTTGATGAAATACAATCTAAAAAAGTTGATGAGTTGATGGAACAGAGAATCCTCAAATCTCACGCTTAGTAATTATCTAACTGCTCTCTACTGGAGAGCAGATAGATACTTATGTATCACTAAAAATAAGGAGCAATAATTATGACAAACACTAAATGGTTGGAAGATTTTTTCCAACTTCCTAAAGAAGAAGTTAAAACACAAGTCAAAATATTTTGGTATGTTTGCGACTGTGGAAAAAAATTTCGTTCTGAATCTGGAATTGATTATCACAAAGATTTTCAATGTAAGTAATTATCTAACAGCTCTCTACTGGAGAGCTGATAGATACTTATACAAGTATCAATACAAAAAACAAAAAGGAGAAAACAAAAATGAAAAAATCACAAATAGAAAAACTTATGAAAACTATTACAGATAGAGAAGTATCTACAAATGGTTGGGAAGAGTTTGAGTTAGTACCAGCACCTAACCAAGAAGAACTTAGAATCCCAGAACACCCAACATGGAATTGTAACGAAAAAGGTTTTTACAAATTCCATATTGTTCTTAACACAACAAGAGATGCATACACAAATAAAGCTGGTCGTGTAAAACTACAAGCATCTGAGAGATGGGCATACTTTATCGTATCTTATGATATGGAAGGTACATCTATCAAAAAAACTCATACTGTTGAGATTATAGGTAATACAATTTATATAGAAACAAAAGTACAAGCTAACAATCATTATCTTGGAAGTTTCAATATGGAAGTAGATATGCTTACACATAATTGGGAAAACAGATTCTCACATTATGTAACTTATGGAAGATAGTAATTATCTAACTGCTCTCTACTGGAGAGCAGATAGATACTTATGTATCACTAAAAACAAAGGAGAATGAAAATGGATAAAAAAGAATTAATTAAAGAATTAGAAGATTTACGCAAGAGTGTATTTTTTCTAAACGAAAAAATGATTAAGGCAGAACTTGGCTTAATTATAAAAAAATTAAACAAGTAATTATCTAACTGCTCTTATGCAAAGTGTTAATGAAGTTACCTTAAGGCGACACTTACATGAGAGCAGATAGATACTTATGTATCAAACTAAAAACAAAAGGAGAAACTATGGAAGAAA